CTAAATATAAACACTTTATTGAATGCTTGTATCATATCAACCTCCGAAGATACCGATATGTTACTATCATAGTTTAGTGTATATGTCTGTACACTTGTATTCGATGTATTGAATGTACTTGTTTGAACAGCTATAACACTTGAATTAGTAGCCATCAATATATAACTCTCATTGTCATTTGAGTTAGGATCAGAAAAAACACATGAGCCATATATTTGATTTACTGCATCATCATTTAATATTGGATACTTTACAGTTACAGATGCATCAGCAGCTCCAGTAAAACTCCCTGCTACGGTTAATTCGTTTGTCGCTGTTTTTGTATATGGTTGGTCTGCATTTGGATCAGGATTTGAAATACCAGATACATTAGATAGATTAATAGTACCACTATTTGCATACAAACTTCCAGTTATATTTGTTATAACTAAATTGCCACTATTACTATCAGGATCAGCTATTGCCGCATCTGTATCGTCTGCCGCTAAAGTAAAAGGCAAAACTAATGCATCAACACCAGTTGCTATAGGTACTGATTTTATATCAGTTCCATTTCTTACATTCCATTCACCATTACGATCAAGTCTTGCATTCTCGCTTTTCTCCAACATACCAGCTGTAAGTTGGTCTGGGCGCAAACGATTATTGAACCCAACAAACCCAGCATCTAGGTCTTCGAGGGTTCTATCATCCTGCGCTCCATATTTATCATATCTAGGCATTTAACATTTCCATCTCTTGAGGGCTAAAGCTTTTCTAGTAGGTCTACCCTTTTTATCTTTCATAGGGCCTTTTACACCACTCATTCTAGCACAAAAAGATTTCTTTCTAGCTTTGTCTTTACCTTTAGGGTTAGAAGAAGTAACTGGTGGCTTGAGATTAGCACCAGTCTTTCTTTTGAAGTAAGCTCTTCCTGCAGCAGTAAGCCCACCCTTTGAACTCTTATGTACTTTTCTCATTTTCTTTTATGTGAGTAAGGGATTCTCTTACTACTTGTTTTTGTTCTTTTGAATCTAGCTTTCTCTGATGAAGACATCTCTGATTGAGTCTTTGGAGTTTTAGAGCTAACTCTTTTCGTGGGTCTACAGGCTGGGTATCCTCGCTTGCTCTTCTCAATATTCTTTCTTCCACAAGGTTTACCAGTCTTTACATCAACCCATTTTTCTTGATGCCATCTTCTAAGGCTCATACCTTTCTCCTCTTACTGTAACCACTAGCAGTTTTCTTTTTTCCATCAGGACCTTTAACTTGTCCTTTACAAACACGAACTGCATAACTATTGGCATAAGCACTAGGATATACTTTATACTTTCTTTTGGCGGCTGCCTTACCTCTTGGACATAGTTTACCCATTACTTGCATCCTTTCTTTTTCATCTTAGCCATTCTTTTCAATGTCTTAGATTGACCTGCATGAGCTTTACTAGCTTTGTCTAGTTTCTTAGCTACTGATATGAGTTTTCTGTGCATTACTTAACCTTTCTGCGCTTTAAGGCTTTGAAGTCAGCACCAGTAATTTTGTCACGAGGTGCTGCTACCCTAGCTATTTTTTTTTGCTTTGGACTGTATTTACTAAATGGCATAATTACATTTTCTTTTTCTTTTTCATCATTGCTCTACCTTTGGCTTTTGCAGCTTTAGATGGGCGACCTCTTTTACTTCCGTATGTTCCTTTTCCGAATGGCATAATTATTTTCTCCTTTTTATCATTGTTATTAATAGTAATGTAAAACCTAGTGCTAAACCATAAAAAGATGGTTCTGGTATAACATCGTATTCTACTTGTAATCTGTAATCAAATTCTTGCCAGCTATATTGTACTCCTTCAAACTCTAGTCCCTTATAATCTTCTCTGATAAACTCTGGCATATTTGGTACATAAAAGAACGGAGTATCAGATATAGTAATAGATATTGGCTCTTCTATTTCAATAGGTTGCTCTATTGGAAACAATGGATACTCTGGCTCAATAATAGGGAATAAGGGGTATTCGGATTCGTGGCTCATTTTTTGAATAAAGATGTAAAGATTGATGCAAAACTTAGAAAGAATTTTTTGATGAAATTATCCTTTGGTAAGAACATCATCACTATTGATATTATACCAATATAGGCAAATGCCATAGCCATTAGATCGTCTTTGTAGTTACTGAATATATATTCTATCATGATTGTGGTGATACTTGTCTTATTGTCGTGTCTTCAGAATCAAAAGGTGTTTCTATTATAGGTAATTCATTGTTGACTTCTTCTGTCTGTGTCTCACTATCAGGGGATGTTTCTTGAGATTCTTCTATATCTTCAGCTTTTTGTTCTTGGTCTTGCTCTTGTTTGGCTTGTTCACTTTCTTCTGAATCTTCTGCCTTAGATGTTTCTTTTTCTTTGGATTCCATTTCTTCTGATTTTTGCTCTGTGTTACTTTCTTGCGAGTCAGAAGGAGTATCGGAGGAACTATCTTGTGAAGAAGAGGAGGTATCAGATTTGGTGTCCTCGATCTCAGCAGATGGTGTGGAAGTCTGCGGTAATTCGGAAGCCTCGGCTACGAAAGCCTGTGCCTCAGAAACCTTTTCAGCAATGACTTCTTGCCCCCAATTATTAATACTAGAAAAGTCTACAAAGCTATCAATAAACATTGGGACTTCAAATCTTTCTTCTACCACATCTTGAGCAACCTCTGCTACAAAAACCTCAGTCCTATCTTTTGCTATATCCACTTGTGTTACTGCGGCAGTAGACACAGCTACAGTCCCGGCAGCTCCAAGTTGTGAGACTTGGGTCACTACAGGTAAATCTTTGATTCTTTCAATTAAAGATTTTTTAAGAGCTTTAGCCCCTTCTCGAGCAGACTCTTGAGCTTGCCCAATACTTTCTTTAATGTCTGAGGAATCAGTTTGAGAACCCTTGTCACCAAGCACTTGAGTGATTGAATCCCTGAGAGTTCGCAATTCTTGTTCTGCTTTCCTGTTATCCATTTACATAAACATTTCATAATTATTTACTTACTGCCGCTGATCCAAAATAAAACGATATAATCGATATAACTGCGGTCTTAATTTCTGGTAGTATTAAGTACCCATGCAAGGTCTGATAGCTAGTACCAGAAGATAGACCAAACCATTTACTGTATTCAGCAGCTACTGTGATTCCTTCTTCACTATGTGCTAAAATAAAAGGTGCTATGATTACTCCGAACAATACAGTCAGTACAATAATCCTTCGTGTCCAAGCACCGAATGAATCCACTCTAGCTGCGGCTGCATCTGCACTAGAATCCATAGCTTGTTGTTTTTTTATCAAGCCCTCTGTCACAGCAGCTTGATTAGCTACCATAGTTCCTATTAATTTAAATATAAAGCCAGAGAAACCACCACCTAGCATTGCTAATAATTCTGTACTCATTTCATCTCCTTGATTAATTTATATATTGAAAGTCCTAAGAATATAAGTGTAGCACACCCGACAATAAGACTAACCACTTGATTAATCTCTTGTAGCCCAAGGCAAGCGAAAAACCCCGCTGAACCCATTGCTACTCTGCCAGTCATTGCTTCCATTTATTATTCTTCCTCTACTGGAAATGTGACATCAGTTACTATAGCTGTTGTCTCATCGTCTGTTAGTTCGTATCCATCCACAACTAGTGCATACTTTGCATCAGCAGTCTCTTGAGGGTAAGTTCTATAACGAGTCCCGCTACCAACTCTGTGGTAAGCATAGCCTCGTCTAGCACCCTCTGTGTCTGCTCTAGCAATAGCATCGTCTAGTGTTTCGTATACTAAGTAATTAATTGTTTCTTCGCTCATAATTAGTAAATATTGTAATGATTGTTTATTTCGTCTCTTATTGAATCTATTTCAGAAATGTTGTCTCCGCTATAAATATAACATTCTTTGCAAAGACCAGATGTTGACCTTGAAGAAGTTGCTGGATAAGCTCCAAATAAAGAAAGTGCTGTAGTTGAAGATGTATCTAAGTCAGCATCTATGTCACTAGAAGCCGCTGATTCACCATTAACTTTTACAGTAAATGTTCTGTTATCTGTTGTGCCAGAAAAGACAACATCTGTATTTGTTTTGTCATTTGATGAATCAGTACCAAAATTTTTAGTAACTCTCTTAACTGAACCACCTACTTCGTTTGCCAAAGACCATTGTTGAGTACCACTTGTTTTTATATTTAAAGCAACACCACCACCTTGATAAGTTCCAGCACCTCGTCCACCACCCCAAAGCACCGATGGGTTTCCAGTTGATGGACCATCAAAAATCTTACCAACATAAATAATACCTAGTTTAGTTCCACCATTTGCCCAGTCATTAGTTCCAAAATCAACTGAACTACCATCAGATGTTATTTGTAAATTTTGCATAGTAGAACTACTTGATGCTACATCTGCACCAACTCCATTTGCAAATCCTCCATTTTTAACAATGTATGGTTGCTCAGTAGCAGTTGCTTGAATCATATCTCTACCATTACTACTTTGGTCGTACCAAGTTTCTACAAAACCATTACGAGCTATGCGAGATGCCTTAATATCTTTAACACTAATAGTTATATCAGCATCAACATTTAAACTTTTAAACATTAAGTTGTCTTCTGTACCACTTGTACTATTTCTAGTTAAAGTTACACTATGAAAACCAACAGCTGAAATATCTGCATCATCAGTTAGTGCAGTATAATTATCGTTTATTGATAGTTTTAATCTAAAATCTGAATCGGAAGGAGCTTCTTCAACAAATAGAGATACTTGTACTGTATCACCTTGAGCTAATCCGATGAAATCACTACCCGAATCAAGCATATATCTAGTGAATACATTTTCATCATCATCTGGATTATAACTGTATTTAATACTGTTCTTAGAATTAGTGGTTACAGTTTGGCTTGTGGTGGCACTTTCAGTTGTTCCATCAGATTTGGTTATTGTAGATGTTACAGTTCCGGGAGATACTACACTTGTAAAATTCAACTCATCATTGTACAAACTATAATAGTTATTGATGTTGGACTCAATCTTAAAACGATTGGCTGTTTGGTCTGATGTAAATAAAATAAGTTCTTTAATAGTTCCATCAAAGTAATTAGCACTAAAGTGCGAGCCAATCGTATTAGTACCAGAACTTGGATTACTACTAGAAGAACTAACTGATGCACTTTCAAGTGCATTGCCAAAAGATTTAGCAGTTGATGAACCAGCTATTGATGTAAATAAAAATCCATTTTGAAACTGACTAACTGTGCTTGTAGTATTATTAGCAGCAGCCGCATATCCAAATAATACATTGGAATCATTTCTTCCTTGATAAAAAATATTTGAATCACCACTTGCACCTTGAGACCAACAAATTTGAGTTGCTCCAGTTGTTCCATCTGACTTAGCAAACATAAAGGCACTAAAATTATTAATGTTATCACAAATGTCACCTAATAATAAATTATCATTACTACCATCAAAGTCTATACCATCAGCAAGCAATGCTCCACTCTCTGCAATCTTTGGTTGGTTAGCAGCAGTCTCTTGAACTGCATTGTTTGACCCAGTTTGGTCGTACCAAGTGTGGACAAAGGCTTGGTGAGTATGAGATACTACTTGAAAGTCGCTAATTGTGTATGAACCAAAATGACTGTCTGCAAACATAAGATGTGTTCCATCAGCAGTAGCTGTCATTGTATCCGTATATGTTCCATTAGCCGTAACTATAGTACCACCAGAGGTTTTACTTGTTACACTATTAACACTTAATACTCCTCTAAGTTGTGGACTTAAACTGCCAGATGTGTTATTAAAGTTACTTACTGTATACTTTAATACAATTACATCACCAGTAGCAAAAGAATAAGGAAATCCAGCTGAACCAATTCCTCCTCCAGAACTATTGTCAGCAGAAAACCCAGTACTAGAAACATTAGTTAAAGTGTAATGGTTAAAAGAGCCAGTACCATTAACTGCTGTTCCTAATGTTAGGACTTCATTTAAAAATCCATTAAGGTCAGTAGCAGTTGTTCTTCCACTTTCGCCACCTTGTTCTGTTTCATTCTCTACAAGAGAACTATTACTTATTTTATCATCTGAATCAAAAGCTACATTTACCTCAATGTTATCTGAGCTTCTACGAATACGAAGAGGAAACAATGGTGTAGCACTTACAGATATAGCTGAAATATAATATATGTCTCCATCGTCAGCAGTTGCTTCAACAAATGGTAAAACATTTGGTTCTGCCTCATTGGTAATAGTTATAAATTCTGCTCCGAAAGCATCAGTAAATTTATCAGTTCCACCATACTGAGAACCATAACTTAAAGTAACCTCTGTCCAAGTTCCTCCTACTATTTGAACCCCTATGTTTGTTCTTATTCTA